TAATATGGTGCTAGTAAAAAATCTATAATCACTCTAACATTCATTGTCGATCCTTTTTAGTTTATTCTCAAAGTTATTACGTGCAACTTTGAGTTTGATCTGTCCGCTAACTGCGGTTTTGATGATGTCTACTAACACAAATAATTTGCCATATCTTAATACAGCATCAGCAACATCATTAATATCATCAGCCCACGTTGGGAATGCAACATCCCAGCCTCGTTCGATTGCTTGATCAACTAACTCTAACCCTGCAATATCTTGATCTGGCACAACAATAATTTCAGTTCCAAAACTTTCAATAATACGAGCTTGGTGGTCTGAAATTGCATTTGTTAACAGCCCAATGCCATCTATACTATATGCATCAAATGGGCCTTCGCACACTATTATATATCTCTGTTCTTGGGACTGTTTATCTAAGTTGAATACAAAGTTAGCAGGTTTGTTGTTTAGATATTTAGGTTGTCCTTTGCCAATTTTGCGAGCAGTATAACCTACTATCTCACGATTATAGAAGAATGGAACAATTACTCTTGATGGCATTTCATCGGACCAATAAAAATTGCCATTAGTTGGATCAAAGCCTCGTTCAATGAGATATTTGATACAATCCAATAACGCATTATCGTCTAATAATTCATGCTCGACTAATTCTGCAATTGATGTGGATCTATCTGGTAATGCTACTGTGTCGAATGTTATGATGCTATCTGAAACAGTGTGTTCGTATTCTATACTTTCTGTTTTCAGGGCCTCGAATACCATTCGATTAACTGTGCTGTCATCGGCACCCATCCAATGGCATAACTGTTTCAGTTTATGTGATATTGTCCAACCCGGTTGCCAACATGTAGTATAATGGCAATTGAAGCAATGGTATGATATTCCGTTATCGAATCTAACGCCAGCACGTGATTTAGTATCTTGTCGATGCCCACGATGTTGGCAACACGGAGCATTAAATGAATGCCACCCCGACGGTGTCTTTTTAATTCTAGGTGGCAATAATGTTTGAAATGTATCAACTACTAATATCATGACAGCAGTATACAATCTTAATTTTTATTTGTCAATGCTTTAAATTATTTTGAATATATTTCTCGCATTCTTCACATAATTTTTCCAACGCTTTAACTCTTTCAGTTAACTCTTTATAATCTTGTTGTAACTCAAATAATTCGTTTTTCCTTAGTGAATCTTCAAATTCTAATAATTCTGTTTTAAATTTTAATATTTGCCCTGTTATATAATACAACTGTTCTTTATCACGCTTGATTCCCTCAAACCATTTTGTGAAAAACATACATCGTTGCCCCCTTTGCACATGTTATCTATATAATATTTTTTGTATCTTTCCTTCAACTGGCGTATATTTGATCCTAAACCAATTATATTTCCCTACAACATTTCGATATTCGTTATTAACAATTGCATCAAATGCATCTACATCTGCCCATTTCGATGGAGTTGCGCCCTGTTCTTCGATACTTGCTTGAATAATTACTTTGCCTTCAAATTCTTCAAAGTAAAATTGAAATGTATGCATGTTTGTTGACAGTCCTGTGTTTGCATTAATAAGACTGCTAATATAATATTTTTCTTCGTCGTCTCCTAAAAATTCTGGATTAACGTATGAAAACTTATTAACAACTAAACTTGGCTGTACTTCACCCCTGATATTCCCCTGTACTTCAAGAACACCTTTCATGTCAAACATAGTATCTAAATATGTTGGCATAGTGCGAGACACAGTATATTCGTGACTTCCACTTTCGATTGGCGTTCTGAGTTCTTGGATAATACTATAATCATAAAACCCCGGACCAATTTTAACCAATTCTTGCTCGGTTAATGTAATCGAAGCAATGCCTGTTAAGTTATCCTTCATAAAACAGTCTTTTTCGAATACTTGTTGTTGATCTTTATGGTCGGTTAATATAAACACTAAATACACGTCATTGCCAATGCTGGCTGGACGTTGATCAGAGTTTTTAACACGGAGTTCTATTGTGTTGTCGATACCACGAACAATTTTTAAATTACGATTATACACTTTATTAAATGTCTCCCGAATGCTCGAATCTGTCGGATTAATATATAGTTCGACTATGTTCGAGTATAAATATACTGATGCATGTTGCATAAATTCATATCCTTTAACTTTACTTTAATATTTATCAATGAGAATATCAAAAACATTGCAAGACAATTTTCCGTTCATAAGCGTTATTAATCATGTCTCTAACGAGTACGTTGGTATAATTATTAATCAGAATCAACAAATTACCAGTATGTATGATTATGCTGCTATTAAGTCTGATGCAGACCGAAATCGGTTTTTAGAATTGGGCGAAGTATGGTGGTGGGAATCGAATAGAAAAATTCCAATTAATATATTTTTAGCAAGAGAAATAAAATCGTTTAACTATGCTATTAAGAACTTTGGAACAAAAGATGTTGATGTGTTATTAGGACCTATTACAAGTTTGAACGACATCATTGTAAAACGAGTAAAACGTAAATCAATTACGTTGATAAAGAAGCCGTAACCATTTCTTCACAAATTAAATTCAACTGTACTATAATTGCAACACTGTAGGCAATTCCGTGAGCTTTTTTGAAATAATATTTGTCGTCGTCTGGCTTAACCCAAACTTCCTTCATTATAGTATCCCAATCTTTTCCAACTAAATATCGCTTCGCTGGACGTATTATTGCTAACACTGCTGCTAATTGTTCTACTGACTTAGGTTTTGTTTGTCTTAATATATCACCGTGTCCGTTTACATGGTATAATAAATCTGTAATTTCGTCCTGACACAACAATTCCCATATTGGTTTAACTTTCATTAGCGCATCTAAATGAGCTTCTGTCCTAACGCCTTCATAAATTCCTATGTTGAGGAAATCAATTTTGAAATAATCTTTTGCTTCTTCACTATTATATGGATATATGCATAACCCAGACTTTGCATCCATCGGAACGTTATGCATATACACACCAGAATTGTGTTTTACTAATTTGTTATCTTCTTGGCGGGAGGCTGCAATATGCGTGAATAGTTGCAATGCTTCCTTACGGTCCGGGAAATCTAAATCAATATCAAAATTCATTTATGGTATGTTTGCTTCCTTAACAATTGTCTTGATAAGCTCAGTATCAGCGGGCAACACTTTGAATCGTGTCATCCAGAATTTAGGATTGATAACTGGACTGATGATATTTAATTGCTCATCATTGAGCGATGTTAATGCTGCTTTGCCGGACTTACAATTGAATAACAACCACGGGCTAATCAAGCCTTCTTTAATGTCATGTGTAAGTCTATTCGATTGTACATACTTGAAATAATGTTCCCATTGTGCATCATTGCTGTCGGCCCAATCTATCATCGTTTTTATTGCTCGTTGAATTGCGCCGTCTGCAGGCTCTATTTTAATAAGCTCTGTGATATACGTTTCATATATTTCGTCCCTGCACCATCTATCAATTTTAATACCACTGCGGACAACATGTTCTATAAATCGTTCAGGATAGATCGGTAAAGTATTCACCATAAAGCTACCAAATTTTACAAATGCAGTATAGTATTGACTTTTAATAAATTCTTCAAATGTCTTTTGCTTTTTACTATTCTGGGTAACTTCATAAAACTTTTGATATGTCATCAAACCCATTTGTACATGTTTTTCTTTACGTGCCAGAAACCGACGTTTCTTTTCACATACATGAACAAGCAAAGTACTTTCTTTTACAAAAGATTTACCACAATGATTACACTTAAAACTTGATTTTTTTGAGTTGTTTTTTATCCCAGCCAAGTTGCTCACAATATTCCTTAATCTCTTTAGTGGTAGTTATTGCTGATAATGTTTCGAGATCGTTCATCTTCTTATCTGGAAATAATTCTGCAAGGAAATTTAATTTTTTATCTGTTTGGCGTTTTACTGACAACCATTTATGACGTTGAACTGTTTCAGGATCATAGCTACACGAACACGCAGTTTGCCATACTAGTTGCGGATGATTTTTCATAATCACAAATAAATTTTTATTGTAGCGTTCATTTCCTACTACAACATGGAATTCTTGCAACTCACGTGAACCTTGTACACACGAAATATATCTGTTAAGAGTAAAGAAGTTAATATCTCGCTTGCGTTGTTCAGCATCTAAATCATCCCACACTGCTTTGCCATCTAAATCAACGGCTGCAAGTACTTCTGCTAATGCTATTTTTCTGCTCATAATATTTTATCTACTTGTATTAATTCGCTTTGCCGATTAATTTCTTTAACAAAATATGCACATGGCGGATTCGGTCCGCTTGACAACGGCACTGACAAAATATGGCCATTGCGCATCTTCGGAAAATACCATTTTACATCTTGATAGATATTTACAATTTCAATCGGTTCATAATCAATTTTGAACCCTGTGATAGGATTAAAAATAAATGCGTCAAAGCCACGTTCGTTGATTGAGGTTAGAGGTAACACTTCCGAATCTGCACCACATATTCCATCGCCGACTATAATGGACCAATCTAACGGCATTTGAATTTCGCATCCGCCAATGTTCATTACGATAGCAGGACTGTTAAATGCTTCTAGAAAGATAAGTGGCATGAAAAAGAAGTCAGGATCAGACGGGGTAGAATTGTCTAATATAGAAAATCGTAAGTCCTCTTCTATCTCGTCAGGCAATTCATTTAAGTCGAATACTGTATTGTTTGCTGTTAAAATTCTCAGAATAGTTCTCCTTTAATTAAGTTGACATACATTATAACATCAACTTAATTAGATGTCAATAAGTTATTTTTTTAATTGTGAACTGATATTCAGCTTCTTTATAAAATTTCTTACGTGCTGTTAAATGACGTTTGGCATATTTACACGTACTTGTAATATCATAAATGTTTACATGATCTTTATCATTTGCTTTGCGAATGCCACGACCGATGCTTTGTATTACACGAATAAAACTTTTACCTGGCTCAATTAATGTTAAATTAAAAATACGAGGTATGTTAAGTCCGACAGCAGCAACACCATATGTTGCTATAATTATTTTACCTTCGCTTGTTCGAATTTCGTCGTACTCTTCTTTCCTGTCTGCTACTTTTACATTGCCACTAACAAACACAACATCTTCACCTTCAAGTAATTCTATTAATGCATTGCCAGTTTTGATTCTATTGATGAGAACTAATGTATTACCGGTTGTTGCCATTTGCTTTATTTGATCTGCCATCCATTTTAATCGTTTAGGATCAGTTACTAAAAATGTATATTCATCTTGGAAGGATCGGAATTCTTCGATGTCTTTTGTTTGTAAAATTTCAATTTGTAACTGTGCCAATACATTCTTATCCTGAAGCTCTTTTGCTGTGACTCTATGTGTCACCGGTCCGAGTCCAGATAATATACTTTGAAACTCCCATTCTTCTTTAGGAATAGTTCCTGTTAGTCCCCAACGTATAACACAATTCTTAAAATTTTGTGTTAATAGCTTTACTAATACATCAGCTTTTGCAGAATGCACTTCATCAACAATAACTGCAACTACGCCTTCGGCAAATTCTGCCAATGTTAATGCTTCTTCGGTATGACTCTTTTTTTCTAATATGTTGAGACTTTGCCACGTACAAATTGTATGCGTTTTGCCTAAATCTTTTCTGTCTCCGAAGTACACCCCGGCATCTAATCCTACTGCAAGGTAATCTTCTTCTGTTTGCTCAACTAACCCTTTACTTGGTACGATTACAATGGTTCTGCCATATGGTTCACACATATGCGATAAGGTTGCAGTAGTGATAGTTTTTCCTGCTCCGGTTGATATTTCTTGTAAACTTTGAGGGAACTCAGCAAACTTGTTGCACACTCCGAATTGATAATCACGCAAGATAATCGGTTGTCCTGCTTGCTCATGTCCTTCGGGCCACACTTTACCACGCTTTGCCCAATAATCTTCCTCGACTTTTTCAAACTTTAGATCAAAATAGTCACGTCTGTCATCTACTTCTATATCATATCCGGCTTCTTCTACAACAGGCAGAATAACATCGAGGTGTGCTAAGAACCCAGTACCGCCAATGCTGAAAAATGTTTTCATGCCATCCCACCGACCGAGTTTGAATGCAGGCATATGTCGTGCATATGGCAATTCATATTTTAATTTGTTAGCAATTTTACGGCGAGTTTCGATTTGTAATCCTTCGAGTTTTATGTTAACTTCGTCTAAGATTATCAATTTACAATTTAACAATTTTTTGTCCTTTGAACGCTGACGGGCATATTGGCGACAAATATGTAACACAAGGGTGTCCGGCCAACCATGATGCTGTTAATTTATGAGGTAATGGATATATTGCGTTTGTTCCTAATATATCAAATTTAATTTTATTTTTGAATATCCATTTTGTGGGTTTATGTAAAAATATTAAAATCTTTGAATCATTTGTTCCTGTTGAGTGGTCGGTAATCCAGTCGCTTAGTGGTTTATTTGACTGTCGACCACTTTTAATACATACCTTAATATCATTAGGGTCTAGCTCAAATTGTTTCATTGTATCAAATAATGTTGATAACCATTCTTTAGTATTGCCTGCTCTGTCTAACACAATGCCAACACGGCCTGGCGTAGCATAACATATATTAATAAAATCTGTTATGCTCGGTATCCAGAAACTATTTGAAACAGTACTTGCTATTTTTTCAAATGCTGTTTCGTTTGTTGGGATAATATACGGAATGCCGAGAAATTTAATTAGCAATAAATCTGAATTATATACTCCTGTTTTATGTTCATTCCAATATTCTTCTGTAGACTTTGCACAATTAATTAATACGATTGTATCATCTAACTTTGTTGCATACGGTACAACATTTTCATAATCGGCTAGTATTTCTTCATATCGTGCAAAACAATCTGCATATGATTTCTGTACATTAAAGCCATGTAATTCAATGAATTCGTTTAATAAATGTAGGTTAATGTGATATAATTTTAATTTTCGTACTTTAAGATCGTAATCCCAAACAGAACGTCCGTTATATATTGGTTCAATTTCTTCATCAAACGGTGCTTTTAATTCATATGGAAACTTGAAACATATCCATTCTACATTATCAGTTTCTTCAATCCATACTGTTTTTTCTTTATTAATAATTCTAAGTGGATTTTTCCATCGTGGCATTACTAAATGGTTTTTATAATTGAATCCAAGTTTAGATGTTAACCCTTGATAACGAGCTAACAACGATAATACATATAGTCGTTGGTTTGCTGTTAGGTGTGTATCATTAATAATTGTTTGGCTGAAACTATAACAAATATCAGCATCGTCAATAGGCACGATACTGTTATTACTTGAGAGCGTCACCTTAACAAATTTAATAAAGATGTCCTCAACGTACATATGATTTCTTTCAGAACGGGTTATAATTAGTAGTTGTGACGGTTCTTTAAATCTGGAGGTTGTACAACGCCTGCATCTTTTAACATTTTTTGTACAATAGGTGGTAATCTATCAACGTAATAGCCATGCTTGTTCATAATTCTGACCCATATAGGAGCACGAAATTTTATGACTTTATCTTCACGCCATTCTTCACCTAGGTGATGTCCTACTTTTTGTTGATCAAATTGCTCAAGTAATCCGTTACGTGCGTCAATACGTAATACTTTTGGAGGATCTTTATAATATTTTATTGCTTGCTTAACTGTTAATATTCTATGCTTGCCTGGATAATTGCCCGACAAATCATTTATGAAACATTTAATCGGAATGTTGTGCTTCTGTGCTATCCACAATCGCGAACCTCCGGTTGTTCCTTCTAACAATAATCGTCTATTAGGGGGGAGGAATTTCTGTTCAGGTGGCAAATGTATCATTTTACATCTACGAGGGAAGCCGCAATTGATAACAACAGGATTCCGTAATCCATCCCTAAGAATGCTCTCTTCTAATTTTTTATAATGTCCGCAGAGCTTATCCATTTCGACTTCAAACTCGTGCGTTATTGCATCGCGAGCAGCTCGTCCTTCATCGGACCAATCTTCCCACACGGTATTGTGGCCGCCTCCGCATCGTCCTACCATTCCAAATATTTTGTTAGGATCGATTATGTCGTAAAAAACTTTTGTCATTATTCTTTCCAATATTTAAATATCCACGGTGACGGCGTCCAATACATTTTCCAACTTTTTCCGGCTGTTGTGGCTGCACCTGGTATTGATGGTACTCCATGAAAGCAAACAATTCCTGTTTCTTTCGGTAATCCTTTTCGGCAATGAACCTTAAAACTCACTACACGATTCGGAAATAAATCTTGCCAGTGTAATCTATTTTTAACATTAATGTTAACCCAGTGTTGATCGCCATGTGGGAAAACTTTTTTAATAGCATCAGCTGGGTCTTTGATAAAATTGTCCCATACATAAGTGTATAGTCCGTGTTCCCACATCATTAATCCTGAACCCATTGGTCCTGCTGTTTTAGCAAGTCCCCAATAAAAGTCACGCAATACCACCATAGTTTTACTACGATGATATAACAAATCGTCGATGTCGTCAGTGATAATTGAATCTAAATCAATATAGAATATTGTTTCTCCTACCGGGATATCAATTAGATCACTAAACAAATAAACTTTATTCCACCATCCTTCAAGGTCGTCTTTGTATGGTAGATCATGAATAACTACATCTTTGTTAACTCCTGTTTCGTCATCTGTAAAACAATGAAATCTAAAATTAGCTGTAGTATTTCGTTTTACAGATTCATACAGTTTATTAACATAATCTGGGCCATATTTTACGCCCCATTTTAAACACACTATATTAAGCATTTTTTTCCTTTAATTCAGTTGTGTATTTTTCAACGTGCTGTTTAAAAGTGCCATCTTCTATTTCTGATAAATTCCATTGGCAATATGCAAGTCGAGACATCCACGGAACTCTTTCAGGTATAGGAGGATCAATCACTCCATACCACGAATCGGCTGTTATTGGTCTAACAAATGAACGTTCACTTAACGTAACAACAGGAACTCCTGCTACTACTGATTCATATGCTGTTCCACTAGTATAACACACTGTACACCATGCGTCATCTAGTAAATCTAGGGTTGGTTCTTCACTAATTATACTATCAGTTGCTTCTACAATTTCATCGAACCCTGCTAAAAACCTAGTGTTTTCTTTCATCACCAACGGTCTATTTTTACATCCTGGATGAAACGTGATGTAAATGGGTCTATCTGTTATTGCACGTAACATTGCTAAATCATATTGCGCTGCTAAAAATACATCAAGTCCAAGTAATGATGTGTCTTCTGGTATCTGCATTGCATAAATGATATGATTGCCAGTTTTGCGCCACGGCTTGAATTCTGTATTTGTTTTTTCAAATATGTCATACAATCTATCTGGCGTTGCAGTTTTCGGAATAAAATAATTATCATGATGAAACGATGATACGTAATTTAATCCTATTCTATGATAAACATCGGCGCCTGGTTTATCTGCATTAGCGTCCCATTGTGCTCTACCAATTAATGGCGTTTCAATTGCCAGTACATCTTTTTTATGTTCGAGGACTTTTTTATACATCTCGATTGCCCAATCATGACCGGGCGCAAACCAATTAAACGCATAAAGGTATTTATCTCCGAATTGTTTTTCTAGTGCTTCCAATACAAAAGTTGATTGATCACTAATTGATCGTAATATATTACTAGACTTATTACTCATTACAATGATGCATCCTCAAGGCCAGATGCTCGCAATTTGACAATGTTTGATAATTGAAATTGTTTAACATCTAATGCTTTAATAACGCCGAGCCATTTGTTTCTGAGCAAAGCAATATCGTTTATAATTTTTTCAAAGTCAACAACATCTGCTTCGCCGTCAACAAATTTTTCACAATCACGTGAACTAAGTGCTCGCTGATAGTTTTCTAAATATTTTCTAAAATGTTGGCTACGTAAACGTCTCAGCTCAACGTTAAGGTATTGTAGGATTGCTTCTATTTCTTGCAGTTGATTAAATCGAGATTCTACTACGCCAGGCATTGCTGCTGATTGACGTTCAATATTTCCAGTTAGTTTGACTTCGGATTTTGCGGCGATTAATTCATTATCGAAATAATCAACAGCATCTGGAATTTTATTAATATCACGTGAAACTTCAGTGTACCAGTTCATTAGCTAATCCTAGTCTTCGTACTCTTCTTCGTACTCTTCTTCATCTTCAATATCTAAATATTCGCAGATAGCGTCATCGAGCAAAGTGTCAATGCCTAGCATTTCTTTGAATTCTTCATCTTGCGTACCTTGGTCCGCTAATAAATCTACAAACTTTGCAGCCAATAGATGTGCGCTTTTCTTATCAATATATTCTCTAAACAGATACCAAATATCTGCAATTTGACCGTCATCCATATTATATCTCCTGTTGTAATTACCTACTATTTACCAATTGTAATTTGCTATTACGTCTGGATGGCATCTTCCTGTTTCTTTTAGTGCGGCTAACATTGGCGCCGGATATGGCGTACAGTTGTGAGGTTGTACTCTGATTCTTAACTGCCCATTTACTGCCCAAATGCTTGCATTACTAACATCATATCCTGCACGTCGCAACAATGCTATTAATGATGGCGCTGTAAAGTTGTGAATATGACCGGTGCTGAAGATGGGCGTTTGTGCCATGTTCGGCACTCCTAACCATAACCAACAACTAGCACTTTCCGGATTTAATCGTGTAGCAATATTTTTCAAAAATCCATATGGATCATTTACATGTTCTAAACAATGGTGACACCATACTATATCAAATTGTAATGATGGCGCAAACACTGATAGGTCATTTTTAAGGCATGTAACTCGCGGATCCGATTCTAATTCTTTATCAAAATTTGTAAAATCGATGTCGTTTGGATAGACATGCTCTGCGCCAGCGTTGAGAAACTTGCGAGTTGCATACCCATCGCCTGGTCCAATGTCGGCTATTACCTTCCCCTCTACTAAATCAGCAAAGGGGAAGGAGTTTAGATAATCATCAGTTATGTTGTGGCGCTGTGCCATTTTATTACTCTTCTTCGTCTACTGTTTCGTCTACCACCGGAGTCGGTAATCCATTTGCTTGATAATTTATCATTACTTTGTCAAGTAATTCCCCAGTCCACTTTTTCCGATATTCGAGAGTTTCTTTTCCTTCGGCATCAGTGTAACTAAGACGATTTCCGCTCTTTTTAAGTAGTCCTAATTTTTCAAACATATCAACAAGACCACTATATGGATCCATCCCCGTGGTATACGGGATCTTTACCTGTACACTTTCGAATGGTTTTGAATATCGTGTTTTCATAATCTTACATGCTGCACGAATCCCATTTACCTGCGATACTTTGTTACCGTCTGCATCTTCTTTGAGCTTCAATTTCTTCATTGCAACTACAATTGACGATGCGTATACAAAGCCTTGCCCACCACTGATTTTATCATCTGGATCGAACATGTCTTGTGATGCGTATGTGTGGTTGGTACAAACCATTCCTACATTGTAACTACCAAACATATTTACACAATTACGAACAAGTGCTGTTAATGCTTTTGGTTTGCGACCCATATCACCTTTTAAGTCACCTGCGTTAAATTGATTAACATCAGTAGGTGTAAGGAGCATACCAAGTGAGTCAACAACAAACAACACCTTTGGACGATCTTCTTCTAGCATCTCTTTATAGCCTGCCATAAATTCAGATAGTGTTTTAGCAACATCATCAATCATTGCCATGTTCAGTTTAAGTAGCTTTTCTTCGCTAGTATCGACTCCGAGATCTAATAGCCATTTCTCATCGAGGGCATTTTCAGAATCAATCAAAACAACAAATATACCTTGCTCTTGTGCATATTTAACAATATTGCCAGAACAAATGTATGATTTACCTGCCCCGGATTCGCCTGCAAATACTGTAACTTTGCCGAGTGGAATACCTCTATGAAAGTCTCCACTGATGAGATAATTCAACGCATAGTTACCAGTTGATACCCAGTCAGTAGGGTCATTGAAGCCGATGCCTAACCCATCAATAGATTTAGTAATTGACTTCCTAAATTTTGTTATGTCAAATGCTCTTGCCATTAATTGTCCCGTTCCATTGTTGTAGCTTCACTTACTAAGTCTAGAAGCTCTTCCATATTACTACATATGATTTTTGTGTTTTTATAATTTTCAGCCGAATCTCTTCCACTAATTTCAAACATGCACCCATTTTCATACATGGTTACAGTAAAATCTTCGTTAACTTTTGCTAACTTATCACTAATTTTAGTCATTATTATTCTCCTGCGTAAAGTAAGAGTGCGAGATTACGTCTCGCACTCTTATGATTTAATTACTCTGCTTTTTGACGGTTACGAATCATTGCAAGAATATCTTGCGCACGATCGTTACTTGACGCAGCAGGTGCTTCTGCAGGAGCTGCTGGTTTTGGATCTGGTGTGAATGGTGGTTCTGTGTCAACTGCTTTTTCTGCGGTAGCTACATCTTGTTCGATTGTAGTTGTTACGGCTGGCGCAGTAGTTGCAGCTGGTGTTGGCGCAGTAGTTGCATTCGGATCACCGGTTGCTTGCTTTAAGCCGGCTGGTCTGTAATACTGACCCCATTTTGCTGGATCATATGCTTCACCATCAACACTTGCTTCAAACATTTCTTTGATAACTTTCAACTCGACTTCAGTTGGTTTCTTTGGTAGGAAATCATCAAGATTAAATAATCCGTTTGCTTCGATTGCTGCGGTTTCTTCATCACTCAAAGCACGTTCTCTACGGCTCCACGATGATGTTGAATAATCAGCAAATCCACCTTTGCTAGTTTTTGCTACACGGAAGTCAATACCACGAAGGTAATCGGTTGGCATTTCTTCCATCTCTGGATCCATAAGAGCCGCTTTAATGAGTTGGAAAATTTGAGGCCCGATAATAAATCTACGAATTGGATTGTCTGGTACACTTTCTTCATTCATTGGATCAGAAGTAACAAATCCTTGGAACACATAAGAACGTTTTTTCCAATATTTACGTCCCATATCTTCAAGTGATTTATCTTTGAACCAAGGGCGTACTTCTGTTAGTACTGGACATACTGAACCATCATTGTACATCTCAACACATGGTACTTGAACAATACACGGACCTGCTGTAGTGTCGCCTACGATGCCGGCAAACGGAAGTTTAATCATTGCCCGCTCTGCCCAGAAAAATGTGTTCTGTGTATTACCGTCAGGAAGGAATCGAAGTACTGCTTCTTTGCCTTCTTGCATATTCCAATGTGCGTAAACTTGATTGTCGCCGGAGAACCCGCCTGTAGATTTGCCTTGTGCTGCCTGTAATTTCTGCCTAATTTCTGCCAATGTTGCCATATTATTTTCTCCTAATATATTATATGCCTAAATTTGTATATAAGTATTTTATATACATGCCTTTAACTTTTTATTCTGGCATTCTAAAATAAAAAGTTCCATCTTCTCTATATACACGCTTCATTCCTTTAGTTGGACATTTTTGTCCTTTGCGTGTGTTAGATAAATTCTTTTTTTGTTCGTCTGTCCACTTATATCCTGCTGCTCTGCTTGGTTTTCCTTGTAATGCCTTAGCTAATTTTTCTTTTGTTTTAGAAGACACAGGCGCAACACGGGTGTACTTACTCCTGTCGGCCTCGGCCATTTTTTGTTTGGTTTCTAATGACACGTGTTTTCCAAAATTTGCGTTAGAAATTTTAGCCTTGGTTTCATTAGAAACTATTCCAACTTTATTTTTATTCCATGGTGTTAATTTTCCAGATTCGAATAATGCTTTTTTACTTTTGCTCATTTTTTGCTTAGTGAGCTCGCTATGGTTACCACCTTGTCCTTCTTCGGATTTTAAATTTGCCCATTTGGCACTATTAGCAACATCCCACCTGTCAGAATAATATTTGCCCCATATTTTTAATTCTTTGTCAGACGAACATTCTTTAAGAATATCAGTAGAATAATCGTACCCATGCTTATTGAGGTGATTTAACCATCGTGTACCGGAACCAGTATACATGTGAGGATCAGCTGATGTAGTTTTTCCGAGGTATTTTAACCCAGTTATATTATGGGTCTTGACATATAAGAATATTGTCATTGGTGGTCTGCCTATAGCCTGTAAATGGTCTGTGCTTTGGGTGTTGCTGCCTAAATTGCCTAAGTGCATACAACTTAATAACGTGTATTGTACGCTCTGTATTTATCTTTGTCAACTTTATTTTTAATAATTGTGAAGGAAAAATAACCAAAAGTAGGCCCCGTAAAGGACCTACTTTTGAGTGGATCGTTAATTATTTTTTTAAGCTACGACCGGTGCCCATTAGATAAAATCCGTTCTTATCTTTATACTTTTCTTTTTTAATTGCTTCTTCTGTTCCAAACGGTTCATCGCCAAACTCAGAATAAAGATAATACGATGATAAAAATTTATTCCATCCTCGCTTAATTAAAAATTTATGTTCACTTGACGCAAATATGCCTTCTGATA